GCAGAGTTGAGAGGACTTTAAACAGACACAAAGCCTGTTGAAATGGGAGACAGAAAAATAGGAAATGGTTCTGTGTTTATTGAAACAGATACACAAAAATTATATTTCTTTGATGCAGATAGTCAAGAATGGAAAGGAGAATAATATGGATATAACAAGTTATTTATTAGGTAAAAATTCCTCAGGTGGTGGTGGAGGTGGTTCAGACTTAGACTGGACTGCCTTAGGTTTTGAAAAAAGACCAGAAGCTATTGATGATGGATATAATTATGCAAAACAAATAAAAGATAATTGGATACCTGCAGATACTCTATATCAAAAGTTTTATAATGATAAGAAATTAGTATATATGCCTAGCGTTGACACCTCAACAACAATTTCTACAGAAGGAATGTTTTATAATTGTTATGCGTTACAAGAAACAGCTTTTTTAGATACCAAAAATGTAAATCGTATGAATAATATGTTTCGTTCTTGTTATTCATTAGTTAAAGTTCCTTTATTTGATACTTCAGAAGTAACGAATTTTAGTAATATGTTTAACTCTTGTTATAATTTAAAAGAAGTTCCACAATTTAACACATCACAAGCTAATAATTTTAGCAGTATGTTTACTAATTGTAATAATCTAACAACAGTTCCACAACTTGATATATCAAAAGCAACAGCAGGTTCTCAACTTGGTAATATGTTTGGTGGTTGTTACTCTTTAACAAACGAAAGTATAAACAATATACTAGCTATGTGTATAAATGCTACTTCATATACAGGAGGAAAAACACTTTCTAATTTAGGTTTTGATAGCACTCATCAACCAGTTGCAACAATACAAGCGTTGTCAAATTACCAAGCGTTTTTAGACGCAGGTTGGACTATTGGATATTAAGGAGGGATAATATGTTAAAAGGAATAGATGTTTCAAGTCATCAAAGAGAAATAAACTGGGGGAAGGTTAAATCACAAATAGATTTTGCTATAATAAGGCTAGGTTATGGAGATAACATTGAAAGACAAGATGATAGTTACTTTATAAAAAATGTCAATGGGTGTATTAATAACAATATACCCTTTGGCGTATATATTTATTCATATGCTTTAAATTTAGGTGGTAGCGAAAGTATACAAAGCGAGGTTGACCACACTAAAAGAATGTTATCTAAAATATCTAAAAAACCATTTTGCGTTTATATAGATATGGAGGATGCTAGCACTGAAAAATTAGGCAAGACATTATTAACTAATTTTGCTTTAGAATATTGTAAGCAGATTAAAAATGCAGGATATAAAGCTGGTGTATATGCTAATGAAAATTGGTTTAAAAATTTCTTGCAGTGTTCAACAATAGCAAGTTATGGTTATTCAATATGGTGTGCTAAATATAGTGATAGCAAGCCAAATATAACTTCTAATTATGACATATGGCAATATAGTGATAGAGGTCATGTTGATGGTGTAGATGGTAATTGTGATATGAATTACATGTTAAAAGATATTAGAAATGTTACACCTCAACCTACACCAATACCAGTTGATACAAAAGTTAATGTTTATTATCAAGTTGAGACAAAAGAAGATGGTGTATTATCAATGGTCAAAAATTTAGATGATTATGCAGGATGGAAAAATCATGCAATAAGATATTTAGCTATTAAGGTTGATAAAGGAAGTATTAAATATAGAGTTACAACCATACATGGAAAAACATTAGGTTGGGTAACTCAATGTAATATTAGAGATCATAGAAATGGTTGTGCTGGTAATGGAGAACCAATTTCAACGGTTGAAGTATATTACTATACTCCAAATAATATTAGACCATACAAAAAGGCTAAATATAAAGTCAATGATTATTCATGGCAATATGATTTAGAAAAAGGTAAAGGACAAGATGGTTATGCGGGTGTTAAAGGTAAAGTAGCAACTAAATTTCAAATTGAAATTGTATAAAAGGTTAGGAATTAAACCTAATCCTTTTTTATTTGCTATTTTTAAGTGCTTTTTAGCAATGTTTATATCAAACTAGAGTAATTATACCATAAAGTATAAAAAGTCTCTTAAAATCAAAATAAATAGTTAATAACAAGAATATTAAAAAAGTATTAAAAAAGTATTGACTTTTTATAAACCATAATTTACAATTTATTTAGATAGGAGGTGATAAGATGAAAGGGGAATATTTAGAATTGGACGAAAAACTTATAAAAAGAATAGAAGAAATAACTAATACAGATTATGACTTTAAAGATTGCAAAGTCATAGCTGAAAATTGTATAAGCATTATTGAAGATTTAATAACTGAATATGATAATTTAATGAGCGAATATGATGATTTTGAAACTTATGTTGAAGATAATTATAAAATGAAAAGATATGAGGAGGATTTATAATGGATGAGGAATTAAAAGCAATAATAAACTACTACGGATTGACTAATCAATTGAAAAAATTAAGTGAGGAGGTGTATGAGTTACAAGAAGCTATTTTATTAGATGAAGGTGATAACAAAAGCCTACACCATATATTAGAAGAAAGAGCAGATGTTGAAGTTTTATTAAGACAATTAGATTTGTATTTTGATATTAACTATAATGATTTTACAGGGGAGATGGTTAAAAAAGTTAAAAGACAAATTGAAAGGATAGATAATGAAAATTGAACCAAAAAAAATGGGGGTATTTCAAAAATTTTGGTTAAGATTAAAATTTCCTAAATTACCAGATGATGAAGGAAAATATATAACTATAAAAACTGGAGAATATAATTACATGAAACAAGTTATAGAAAGAATAGAAAAATTTTTAACGCAAATAAATCAATCTAATAAACGAATTAAAGATTTAGAAGAGCAATTAAAACTAAAAGAACATCAAAGAAGAAAAATAGCTGGTAAAGTAGGAGGTATGCAAAAGGAGTTGAATAAATGGAAACCAGAGGAAGAAAAGAAGAAGCAAAATTAAGTAGTGAACTTTCAGATTATAGAAGATATTGTAAATGTGGGCATTCAATGATTATTACTCCAACTGCTAAACAAAACCGTGTAATGTGTACTTATTGTAATCGTTGGATATATAAAAATGATTATGAAGAATTTAAAGAAAATATAAAAAAAGTATTAAAATAGTATTGAAAAAATATAAAAAAAGTGTTACAATTTACATAGATAGGAGGGATTAAATGGAAACAACCATTGTTTTTAAAACAACAAAAGAATTTAAAAAGCAACTCACGAAAGAGGCAAAAGAAAAGAATTTGACTTTGTCAGCTTATATTAAATCAATTCTTAGTGAAAGGAGTAAGTAATGACAAAGGAAGAAAAATGCTATACAGTATATATGCACAAAAATAAAATAAATGGTAAAGTTTATATTGGTACAAGTTGCCAACAACCTATAAAAAGAAGATGGCGACAAGGAAGTCCTTATAAAGAATGCCCAAAGTTTTACAAAGACATACAAAAATATGGCTTTGATAATTTTGAACATATAGTATTATTCGAAAATTTGAATCAAAAAGAAGCTTTTTTAAAAGAAATTGAACTAATAGAAAAATATGATTCTATAAATAATGGATACAATATTTTAAAAGGTGGTAATTTAAGTAATACAGGTATTCATTTTACAAAAGAACATAAAAATAAAATAGGTTTCGCTAATAAAGGTGAAAAAAATGGAATGTATGGCAAAAAACTTTCACAAGAAAGAAAAAATGAAATTTCTAAAAGAAGCAAACAACAATGGCTAAATAAAGAGTATAGAGAAAAAATAACACATATTACAAAATACGAAAAAAATCATTTTAAAAAAGTTGTATGTTTAGACACAAATGAAATATTTTTTTCAATAGCAGAAGCAAGTAGAAAATATAATTTACACGTTCAAAATATTATAAAATGTTGTCAAGGCAAAAGAAATAAATGTGGAAATTTACATTGGAAGTATTATGAAGAATGAAATAATAAAGGAACTACAATATTTTAAAGGTATAAAATTTCATGAAGAACAACATTTTTATACATTAGGTGATTATAGATTTGGCATTTCTGCAACATCTTTAATAGAAACCTATGCACAAGAATTTGATAGTGATAGTATATCACAAATGGTAGCAAATAAACGAGGCATAACCCAACAAGAAGTATTAAATGAATGGAAAAAAGAAAATGAATTTAGTTGCATAAAAGGAAGTTGCATACATTTGAAAGCTCAATCACTATGGATGAATACCAATTATGAAATAGATTATAATACAATAAATGACAATATAGATAAAGATAGATTGAAAAAAGAATATGATATTATGTCTAAACAAGCAATTAATTTTTATAATGATTATAAAGATATGTATGATATGATTCAAGATGAATTTATTGTGTGGTCAAAGGAATTTGATATTGCGGGTTCTATTGATGGAATTATGTATAACAAATATACTCAACAATGTTGCATTTTAGATTTTAAATCAAATAAAGATTTGCAATTTGAAAGTAAATATCATAAAAAAATGAAAGTTCCATTACATAAATTAGATGATGTAAATGGTCAACATTATTATCTACAATTAAGTATTTATAAATATTTAATTGAAAAATATACCAATATAAAAATAGATGAAACATTTATTGTTTATTTTAATGTTAATGCAGAAAATTATGAGGTTATATTAATACCTTATTTAAAAGAAGAAGTAGAAGAAATATTAGAGAATAGGAGAGTGTTAAATATGAATGGAATGGGAGTATTAATTATGGGGGCTTCTGGTTCAGGTAAATCAACTAGTTTAAGAAATTTACCATCAGAAGAAACAGCAATAATAAATATTACTAATAAACCAATGCCATTTAGAAATAAAGATGGCAAAACAATAGTTACATTAAAAGATTTTGAAAAAGAAGGGGAGAAAGATTTATCCTATGAAGAATTATATAGGAGAATAATTGCTACCATTAAAGCAACAAAAAAGAAAATTATAGTTATTGATGATAGTTCTTACATGATGGCTTTTGAAAATTTTGAGAAGGCAACTAGTAAGGGTTATGATAAATTTACAACTATGGCGAAAAATTATTATGATTTAATTAAAAGTGCTATAAGTTGTGGAGACGAAAAGATAGTTTATGTTATCACACACGAAGAAGTTGATGATGTAAACCAGTTATATAGACCTAAAACAATAGGTAAGATGTTAAGCAACCAATTAGTAATAGAAGGGCTATTTAGTATAGTTTTAAGAAGTATGTATAAGAATGGAGAATATATATTCCAAACACAAAATGATGGAACATCAGTTTGTAAAAGTCCTATGGATATGTTTCAAGAAAAAGAAATACCAAACGATTTGTTTGAAGTAGATAAAATTGTTAGAGAATATTATGGTTTTAAAAAAATAGGAGTTGAAAAATAATATGAATATAAATGAAAATATTGATAAAGATTTAAAAGATAGAATTGAAAAAATGATAAATGATTATAATAATAATTCTATAAATAAAGATATTAAATATTATGTTGATGATTGGGGAGAACTTTTAGACACAGTTGAATATTTATTAGAAAAATTAAAAAATAAAAATGAAAGTGAGGATAAGTAATGAAAATAATTGAAAATTATGATGAAATTAAAGTTACAGAAAATAAACCTACATTATCAGTAGGAGGACATGAATGTGTTATTAAAAATGTTAAACACTTTGAATACAATGGAGTTAGAAAAGTGTCTTTAGAATTAGATATAGCAACTGGAGAATTTAAAGATTACTACCAAAATAAATATGACGAAAGAGGAGAAAATGCAAAGTATTGGGACGATGGTGCTACACTAACATTTTTAGAAGAACCTAAAGAAAATAAAGATAAATCTTATTTCAAAGGTTTATTAACAGCAATTCAAAGTTACAACCCTAATTACAAATGGAATTGGGACGAAGAAACTTTAAAAGGGTTAAAAATTAATTGCAACTTTAGTTTAAAAGAATATCAAGGAAATGATGGCAATGTTTACACCAAACCACAAGTAAGTAGATTTGTTAATAGCAAGGACAACTTTAAAAAAGATTACATTCCAACTGTTAGGACAATAAACAATGAATATGTTAAATATGAAGATTATATTAATAGAAATAACACAAGCACTAAGCAAGAAACAAACACAGTTGAAATCAGTGCGGAGCAATTGCCTTTCTAAAAAGGCATTGCTTTTTTGCTTATAATATAGTATAATTTATATAGGAGGTATTTTATGGAAGAAATATGGAAAGATATACCTAATTATACTGGTTATCAAGCAAGCAATTTAGGAAGGATAAGAACGCATAACAAAATAACATATACAAAACATCATGGATATAGGCATTGGAAAAATAGAATTTTAAAATTTAAACCCACTGATAAAAACGGAAAAAGTAAACAAGGAGGAGGATATAGAGTTTCCTTATGGAAAGATGGTAAATGTAAAGATTTTTTAGTTGCGAGATTAATTGCTACAACTTTTTTAGATAATTTAATTGATACAAAAATGACAGTTAATCATAAAAATGGAGATAGATTAGATAATCGAGTTGAAAATTTAGAGTGGCTTTCTTTAAGAGAAAACATTATTTATGGTTTTGAAAATAATCAATATCAACAAATAAATGTGCAAATAAAAAACAAAAAGACTAATGAAATATTTTCTTTTAGAAGCTTATCAACTGCTAGTCATTTTTTAAAAAGAAATACAGGATATGTTGGGCGTTGCGTAAGAGAAAACAAAAAAATTACAGATAAAGAAAAAAATGAATATGAAATTGTAAAAATAGATAAAATAAAAAGTAGGTTTAATTAAAAGGAACTTTAAAAAGTTCTTTTTTATTGCAAAAATATATTGACGATTTTTAAAAAAAGATTTATAATCTATATATAAGATGGAAGGAGGTAAACAAAAATGTGGAAATTTAAGGATAAAGAAATTGCAAGAAATTACAACAAAGTGCAAGTGGCAAAAGTTATTGGTTTAACCCCTGATACATTAAGACGTGTTATTAATGGTAAACAACTTTGTTCTAAATTAGTTGCATACTGTATCACAAAATTTTTAAATAGTGAAGCAGAAATAACTGAATATTTTGATTATGTTAAGAAAGGAGAATAAAAAATGCAATACATTGTATCTATAAAAGATGGACAAAATGAAATTTCAATAATGTTTGAAGAAATTTATAAAATCACAACTTTCATTCAACCAATATTAGAGAAAACTACATATTCTGTTGAAATAATGAAAATTATGGAGGAATAAAAATGGAAGAAAAAAAATCGGTAGGTTTTCTTTTGGAAAGAGGACAAAAAGAAATACTTGATGAATTAACAAATGAAGAAGCTGGAATAATTTTTAAGGCTATTTATGAATATGAAACGGCAGGTGAAATACCAAAGTTAGAAAAATCATTAAAAATTGTGTTTAAACAATTTAAAATTAAACTTGACTATTATGATAAAAGATATAATGAAATTTGTGAAAGGAACAGGAAAAACATACAAAATTATTGGAATAACATAAAAAATACGAACGAATACGACCGTATACAGTCGAATACGATGGCTACTAATAAAAGTAAAATAAATAAAAATAAAGTAAATAAAAGTAAAGTAAATAAAAATAAAAATAATAATACACCTAAAGGTGTATATAGTCGAGTTGCACTCGACCATACACCTATTTTTTCGGAAATTATTGCTTGTTTTAATAAAGTTGGAATAAAAGAAGAAAGTTTTACAAAAAATAAAATTGAATTTCATTATAAAAACACAAAAACTAATCAAGAATTAATACAAGCGGTTTTAGATAAAGGTTATACCAAAGATGATATTATGGATGTTATTTATTTAAAATATGACCAATGGATAGAAAATAACGATAAAAACAAAAAAGATATGTCAACCTATTATAGACCAAGCACAATATTAGGAGATAAATTTGAAGAATATTTACAAGAAGCAAAAATGAAGGGAATTAGTTAAAATGAAAGATGTTAAAGATTTAGAATTTAGAATTTTTGCTTGTATATTACTTAATCCTAAAATAATTGAACAATTTGATTTTGAAGATAAATATTTTAAATATAATAATATTCTTAACTATATGATTGAATTATATTATAAATATCAAACGCTTGATATAAATATTATTACTCAAGACGGAAAAAATAAAAATGCAATGAAGTTTGTTATTGATTTATTAAATTATGAAATTACTTGGAAAAATGTTTTTGGATATTATAAACAATTAAAAGAAGTGTGGCGTGAAAATAATATTGATTTAGTTACTAGTCAATTCAAAAGAAAAGAAATTAATTATAATGTCTTTGTTAAAAAAATGTTTGCTCTTACTAATGATGATTTTGATGATGAGGAATTATTAAAGCCGGCAGATATTGACAATGAATTAAAAATTGAAAGAGAATACACATATATTGACGAGCTTGATTATTTGTTAAAAGGTTTAGAGTATGGAAAATTAAGTTTATTTAGTGGAATTACTAATCATGGTAAAACTACTTTAATGATACAATTTGCAAAAAATTTTATTAGGCAACACAAAAAAGTATTTTATTTTAGTGGTGAACAGACGGCAAGAGAATTTAAAAATTATTTATATGTTGGAATGTGCAAAAAAGAACAGTTAGAATTTATCAGAGATGAACACAATCCACGAATTTATGATACAAAACCTAAAAATGAAATTTTAGAATATTTTGACAATATATTTGCAAATGATTTTGTTGTTTATAATAATAATATCATTCAAAATGATGTTGATAAAATGATAAAGGTTATGAAAAAAGCCTTTAATCAAGGTGTGAGATTGTTTTTTATAGATAATTTTATGCAATTAGATAATAGTGAAAAACTAGAAGAACAGACTAGAATTGTTGAATTGTTTAAAAGATTTGCAATGAAAAATAATGTTATTGTTTGTTTAGTAGCACATCCTAGAAAAACACAATTTATGAAATCAAGACTTACTATTTTTGATATTGCCGGTACTCAAAATATAGCTAACAAATCAGCTAATATTTGTACGATTATGAGAACTGATTTATTGAATGACATAGATAGAAATGAAGTTGAAAGTGCTTTAATGAATAATAATTATAGAATTAATGATTGTGATGCTGTTGTTGAAGTTTTAAAAACCAAAGGTAATGCTTGTAAAATGGTTGGTTTAAAATATAATAAAGAACTTAAAAATTATTATGAAGCACCACATTGTAATTTACAACAAATACAAGAATATCAAGAATCTAAAAATAAAAAAAGGAGGAACAAAAATTATGAATAAAAAAAAGTATAGTGTTTATTATGTTGGTAAGGGAACAGGATGTTATGCAGAAGATTATAAAAGAATATATTTAGGCGATACTTGGGCTATTTCGCCTGAAAAGGCTTGTAATAATGTTAGATTTAGGCAAAGAACTAAAGAGATGCCTAATGGTGGTTATTCAACTGATTTTCTTGGAGACAGCGAAGATATGGGATTTGTAGAATTTTATTATGAGGCAATTGAAATATAATAATTAAAATTATGTTAAATATACCATTAAAACTAATTTTAAAGCATCATACACGAATAAAAACTAGTTGCAATGGTAATTATACCCCCAATGGCAAAAAGTTGCTTAAAATTAAAATTAAGGTGGTTTTATAATAAGGTGGTGAAAATGGAAAAAATAATAATTTGCGACACAAGAGAGAAAGGAAACAAAAAGATATTAGAATACTTTACAAAAGTTAATCAAGACTATATAATATCCAAATTAGATGCAGGGGATTATATGATTTATAAAGACTACACCACAATAATTGATAAAAAAGATGGATTGTTGGAATTAGCTGGTAATCTATGTCATACAGCAGAACATGAAAGAATTAAAAGAGAAATTGCTAAGGCTAAGGAATTAGGATGTATGAATTTCGTGTTTTTAATTCAAGATAATAAAATTAAGACAATTGATGATATTAAAAATTGGAGTTCACCACATACAAAAGTTAAAGGAGTTATATTATTAAAAATTATGGCTACTATGTCAAAAAAATATGGAGTTAGATTTATAATTTGTAGCAGAAGAGAAATGCCAAAAAAAATAATTGAGTTGTTAGGAGGTTAACAAATGAATTTAGAAGAAATATTATCTTTTTTAAAAAATGATGATTATTTAAAAATATTTGATAATGAATTTAAAATATTAGGACGTTTTCAAATAGAAATTTTATTAAATTATATTAATGAATTGACAAAAAACAATTGAAATATTCTAAAAAATATGTTATATTAGAATTGCAAAGAGACAAACAGAAACATTTATATGAGTATATTAGACTGTCTCTTTGCATTAAGTCTAGTATATTCGTATAAGTGTTTCTTTTGTTTTATAGAAGAAAAAGGAGTGATTATATTGGAAATTAAGGTTAATGATTATGTGAGAACTAAAAAAGGTATTAAAAAAATATATAAAATTGATAGTAACAAAACCAAATGGAAATATTTATTTAAACTTAAAGAACAAGATGGCGATGGTTGCATAGATTTAGGTTTTTTGTGTGATGAAGAGATTATCAAATCAAGCCCACGAATTATAGATTTAATTGAAGTTGGAGATTATGTTAATGGGAGAGAAATTGATTTTATAAGCAAAGAAGGAGTTTATTCTGATTATAATAATGCAGAATATTATTATTTTGAAAAAGAAGACATTAAATCTATAGTAACAAAAGAAATGTTTGAACAAATGGAGTATAAAGTAAATTAGATTTATTTAAGGAGATGATAAAGTGAAAAAGATAATTTTATTAATGATACCAATTTTATTTTTAACAGGTTGTAATGAAACTGGTGTCAATGAAAAAAATAGTGGTTTAATAACATATTGTGATAAAAAATATGGAGTAGAGTACATAAGAGATTTAAGTTACCAAAGGGGTGGAATTACAGTTAGATTAGATGAAAATGGGAATGTTATACATTGTAAATAAAGGGAGATGATAAAGTGAGTGCTAAAGAAAGAGATGATAAGTATGATAGATGTAACAATAAATGATGATTATGCAGTATTAACAACAACTAATTATGGATTTTATTATGGTTATGAATATGATTTTGAAAAAGATAAATATGGAGAAACGCATGAAATATGGGGATTTGAAGTCAATGGGAATGATGGAAAAATATTTAGAATTAGTGCTGATGATATGAAAAAAATAAAAAATTGCCCTGATAAATGGAATTGTGAAAAAATGTTATTATTTGGAATAGGTTTATTCTTTAATAAATTACCAGAGGATTTAGAAAACAAAGGTGGTAATAATGAAAAATAAAGAGATAGAAGAATTATTAAATGAATTAAAAGAATATGCTAGTGGTGGTATGAGTGGTTTATATCCAAGTGAAGATACAGTTAA